CAACCGTTGGTTGTCCTAACAGTATTGAAAATGCTAGTACACAAAAGATTACCGAATGTAATCTACAAAGAAAATTTTCCGTCGATGGTAGAGACGTTATTCTCCCTCGGCTGTCAAAGGATGACAGCGAGTATATTCGCGCTTGCGTGGATACTGTATTGCACGTGTATCGTATACATGGATTTGACCCAAAGGGTTACTCTCCTAAGAATACATATGAACACTGGGAACTTGGAGCACAGTCTATTGGCTGTGTCGTCAAATTCGCTAAGTATAAGTTGGCTGCCTTTTACAGTGCAGTGAATACTATGCTTGGTGATAAACAAGAAACCGTTGAAATACCAACAGGATTATTGAAAGATAATCCTTTGTTGTTATTAGGTGGTAAAGGTTCTCGTTGGTTTGTGAAAGTTTGTCGTGATGGCATGAAAGCAAAGTTTCTCTCGGAGAAGCATATCTTTATGTGGAGTCTAATTTTATCATTAGCTAACAGTAAGAAAGGTATGCCTCGTCCCTCAGAGGAATTTGTTCGATCGGCAGTATTGAAGACATATGAATGTCTTCAAACACCGGTTCCCATCGACGATGAACGCTATTTGTTATCGACTTTAAATCGATGTGTGGACACGGGTGTACTTAATGTTTTAAGTATGGATACCCTGTTTATCCAGTTACGTCGGACAGTTAAGGAATTATGTCGTGGTCAGATTTATTCTGACTCTGATCGATATGATCCTTATCTTCCGTCGACAAGTAGTAGCGCACATATGAAGTTAGAAGAAGGTGGTCTTTTGAGATTCCTTATTGATTTTCCAGAATTAAGAGATAATAATCTTTTTTCCGAGGATTTAATAAAGGTTGAATCTGTTAAAACGGTCTTCGGTGAACATGAAATTAGATCAGTTAATGCTTCCCGCCTAAATGCAAATTTTATTGAATTTATAAAAAGATTGCAACGGTTAGCATTAGGAGAAGATCCCGATTGTGTTTTGATTGGTTTAAGTGAGGCATTGAAGGCTCGAGTCATAAGTAAAGGACCCGAGTTTTTGTATACCTTATTGAAACCTCTTCAGAAGAAAATGTGGGGTATTGTCTCATCGCATCCAGTATTTAAATTAACTGGCTCTGTTATTAATGATGATTTGATCAATGACGTGTTTGGATTGTTGAAGCCAGAAATGAAATTTCTGTCTGTCGATTATTCAGATGCTACGAATAAGATTCGTAGTTTTTGTAGTGAAGTAGTCGCTGACCAAATTGGTATTGAGCTTAAGTTAACTGATGCAGAACAAGTTTTGTTCCGTCGTTCCTTAACTGGGCACAATATTAGTATGGTTGGTAAGGACTATGTTCAACAATGTTCTGGACAATTGATGGGCTCCGTTACTTCATTCCCTATTCTCTGCATAGTAAATGCAGCGATCTGTCGTTGGACTATGGAAATTGTTGGAAAAACAGTTACCGCAGAAGGACAGGTGGTTCGTGTAGCTACATGTCTCACATTAAAACAATGTAAATTGTTAATTAATGGAGATGATGCAGTCTTTTGTACCACAGAGGAAGGAGTTAAGATATGGAGTCGTATAGGCGCATTTTGCGGGTTGGCACCATCCATAGGTAAGGTCTATTTTAGTAATCGTTTTTTAAATATGAATTCGATGACTTTTTTATATGATCCTACAGCTATGGAGTCTTCAAAAAAAAGGCTAGATATAAATTACGATCTAGTCCTAGCTACGGCTTACTTAAGTGATAAGGACTTATTTGACACAATTTTATCGATTGATAGAATGTGGAGAAATAGTGGACTTATTAAGTATTTTTATGAGGTGAAATATGTAAACCTTGGTTTAATGTATAATATGACAAGGAGTTCGGCTGGTGATGGTTCTAAAGGCATGATACATGATGTATCTAGTAATGGAACCATTGGACAGAGAGCATATGAATTAATTCGTATGTGTCCCGATCTTGAATTGGATTATGGGAGGTCAAGTACAATGAAAGAGTATGTACTTGGTCAGTTTATAGCAAAGCAAAGTAAATTGCTGAAACAATATGCTATTCCCTGGTTCATTCCCGAAGAGAGTGGTGGTTTAGGACTACCTTGTATCGGACGTTTCATTCCCGATATAGGTGAGTTGAGATGTGCTTTAAAATTACGGAAAACGAAGGATATACCTTCTATGCCCGTAGTTAAGCTTTGGAATGTATGGAAAGTTGCATCAAAAAAATATGCAACAAATAATACAGAGTGTAATTTTCTTAGTCATGAAGGTCGAGAACGCAGTCTTGGATTATCAGAAATGATATCTCAAGATCGTCTGGTCTCGTTAGGTTGTATTGAAATGTTCTTAAATTGTTCATCATTTGAACGGTTTGTGGATATTTCAACTTGGAAACCTAATTCTGATTATGAAGGCGATTGCCTTCCTTTTATCAGTCATGAAAAGGAAACATACATTCGGAAACTTGTAAAGAGTAATAATTCAAATTATGAAAATCATTTACAATTCCTCCAACGTCTCTGGTGTCGAGTAAGGAAATCTTCCTGTTGGTCTTTATATAAAAGACCGATAGGTTATATTTCTGATCTTGGTACTATTCTTTACCCCGAACTTAACACATGCAATGGTATCAACGATTTGCCTTCTGTAATTTTGAAGAAGGTTTTGTTACTATAATTTGTAAACTACTATCTATTGGATAAAATAAGCCAACCCTTTTGGGGTTCAAGTTTGTACACTATTGTACATTTTGGTTAAAT